CACCGGTTGATGAAGGTCATCTGAAAGGTGCTATATTTCAGGATCCTTCCCGTTTGGCAGTAACGGTAGGCTGCTCGGTTGATTATGCCGCTTACCTGGAGTTTGGCACCCGTAAATTCGCTGCTCAGTACGTTTCATCATTACCGGCGGATTGGCGGCAGGTAGCGGCCAGAGCAAAGGGTGGACGTGGTGGTACGTTTGAGGAAATGGTATTGCGTATAACTGAATGGGTAAGGCGTAAAGGGTTAGGTACCGGTTTTGCTGGTCCTATTGGCGTAACGGGTACTTACAGCGTTAAGTCACGTCGCCGGACGGGATCGAAAGATGTGCAGGCGCAACAGAACAAGCAGGCAGCGTATGCCATTGCGCTGAAGATACTCAGGGAAGGCATACCGGCTCAACCATACCTGTACCCGGCGGTCAACACAAACATACCGATATTGATTAAAGAACTTAATGCCATTAAGCTATGATTGACGTAAACTACTCATTGCGGATAGCTTATAACAGTGCCTTAACAGGCATAGCAGGGGTACCGGTATTTTACGGTGCTGTTCCTTCAACTATTTCACCGGATAATTACATAGTATTAAGGTCAATCACCAATACAGACGCATCCACAATGAACAGCAGCGATACAGATACAACCATTACAGTGGAGATACAGACATGGACAGATGGCAGTAATAGCGGGTTAACGGCTGATATGGTTGCGAGGGAAGTGTTTAACAGGGTGCTACCGAACCCATCGGGGATATTGACAGCAGACGGGATGCAGATCGTTTCAACCAGGCTTTTGAATGATGTGAGCCCTCCACCTATATCACAGGCGAACAGGGTGTACCAAAGCCGGGTATTGACGTTCGGACACAAGATTTATTTACGATCAGATATTTCATAAAAAATGCAACGGTGTTGCAAAAATTGTTAACTTTATAAAAAATTAAAACATGGCAGAGCATAAAATTAATGGCACAGATGTACTGCTGTTTATAGGCTTGGATGGCGTTACCTATGAAACAGTGGTTTGCCTTACCAGCCAAACCGTTACCCGTACCACGGCTGAGATTGACGCAAAGTCTAAATGCGGCCCGGATAAGTTACCCGGTACACAGGACAACGGTATCTCTTTCGAGGGTCAGGTAATGGCAGATCCTGACAGTGGTAAAACGTCCACTGATGAACTGGATGACCACTGGCGCAACATGACTACCATCCACTGGAAGGTAGGCAAGGCAACGCCGGTAACCGGGGACGTTACTTATTACGGTACTGGTTTCGTCAGTGAACTTACTGAGGTATTTGCACAGGATATCGTTGCAACTTTTTCAGGTAAGATTGCACCGTATGGCACCATTTCTAAAACAACCGCTACTTCATAATGAGTTATATCCAAGTAGAAATAGGAGGGCGGTTACGTGGTTTAAAATTCAACCAGGGCGCTATTATGTGGATGCAGGATAAGATTGACTTTGAGAACTATGCAGCTACAGCCGGTTATGCAACGGCATGGGGTGGATTGAAATCAAACTGCTATGTGAAAGGTGAGGAATTGACAAAGACGGTTAACGGTGTTGAAGTGCCTGCCACGTTTGAGGATGTTTGTGAATGGGTGGATGAACTGGATAAGGATACGGCTTTGAAGATAGCTGATGCCTTTAAGGAATCATCCGTGTTTAAAAAGTTAATTGAGGAAAATGATAAAAAAAAATTATTGGAAGTGACTACAGAGCCGAGTGTTACAGGGTCGCCTGTGGATGTTTAGGATGGACGGAAAGAGATTTGTTAGTAAGTAGCCCGGAATCGTTTTATTATGCGGTCGAGGGCTATTATCGTAAAGAGGAAAACAATATGATGCTGATGCGTAACGTAGCTCAGTTTGCATCGGCTGGGTTTGTGAAGAACGATGATTTTAACAAGGCATGGCCAATGCCTAAAAAGTACCAGCAGGACGTTATTAAAAAGGTTTGGGGTAGTGCTGAGGAAGTCAGGAACCTGAGGGCGCAGATCGAAAAGGCACACGGCATAAAACTTAAATTTTCAGGCGATAAATGAGCGATATAAAAATAGTCATAGGGGCGGAGATTGCCGGTGCGGAGGCTGGGCTTAAAAAGGTACAGGCGCAACTTGCTGGTACTGCTGTAGCTGCTGCAAAGGCAGATAGTGCTATGGTTAAATTAAAAGGTGGTTCATCTCAGGCCACCACTGCTTTATCAAACTTTTCCCGGGTTGTTCAGGATGCCCCTTTCGGCATCATAGGTATTGCAAATAACATAGACCCGTTACTGGCATCATTTCAAAGATTGAAGGTAGAAACAGGAAGCACAAAAGGTGCTTTCCAAGCACTTGCCAGCAGCTTGGCCGGCGCAGGTGGGTTGGCACTTGCCGTATCTGCTGCCACATCTATACTTTCAGTACTGGCAATGAATGGGTTTTTCCGTTCCGGTGATGAGGCTGAAAAGGCGGGCCGGAAGGTAAAGACGTACACAGACTTTTTAAGGCAGGCAACCGATGAAGTGGCAAGGGAACAAACCGAGGTTTTAGGACTGATCGGGGTTCTTAAAAATGAAAATGAAACAAGGGATAGAAAACTATCTGCTATTAAAGAACTTCAGGATATTCAACCTGAGATATTTAAGAACCTGAAGTTAGAACAAGGTGCTGTCATCGGACTGGATAATGCGTACAAAGCATACGTTGCTAACTTGCAGAATGTAATTACTGCTAAAATACTTCAATCACAGTTAGAAGAAAAGATTGCCAGGCAACTTGAATTACAGAAGATACTTGCTTCAACACAGGGGACGTTCAATAAGCCACTAAAAGACTTCTCAGCTACATCACTGGAAGCAGCTAAAGCGCAAAAAGAATTGGCAGACCAGGTGTTTAAAACACAAAAAATACTTGGTACAAATATTACTGCCCAGCAGGCTGCTGCAGAACTTAACAACCTGACAAACCAGATTGATAATCTAAGTAAACAACTTTTCAAGCTAAGTAGTACGGTAAAACTACCTGAGATAAAGGTGTCGGCAGAAAAGATAAAGATTGAACCACCGAAAGATCCACGTTTTTATATCAATAGTTTGCGGAACCTTTTTAAAGATATTGAGGATAAGGAGTTTACCAGCAAGATCGTTGTTAATGTTCAGCCTCAGTTTAAGACTGATCCCGCTGGGATAAATAAGGCAGCGATAGAACTTGCAGACCAGGTGAACGCTATTGTGAAAAGTGTATTTGTAGATGCCTTTTCAGGGCTTGGTGAAGCTATCGGGGACGCTTTATCCGGGGTAAGTATTGATGGTGCATTTTCAGGTATCGTTAAATCTTTGGCAGGTGGTTTAAAGGCTATTGGGCAAAAGATTATAGAGGCTAATGTTCAGTTGGCAATACTTAAAAAAATAGGGTTTTCTAACCCGGTTGTGGGTATTGCGGTGGGCGTGGCAATAACGGCACTTGGAGCAGCATTACAAAATGCTGTGAGTAAGCAAAAGGCATTCGCTACCGGTGTCCGCAATTTCGGTGGTGGTGCTGCTTTGGTTGGTGAACGTGGCCCGGAAATGGTTTATCTACCAAAAGGGTCATCCGTACAGCCGAACAACGAATTGAATGCTTATGGTGGTGGTGGCATAACGCTCATGCCGTCTATAAAGTATGAAGGAGATGGGTTCAGGGTGATGTTAAATCGGGTGGATGCAAGGTGGAGCAGAAACAATTAAATAAGCCCCTGTAGAAACAGGGGCCGGTTACTTAGAATACTATGAAAAACCAAATTATCATTATAAAGATACAAAAAATCCCGATATAAAAATACCAGGATTTAGTTTGTAAACAACGCATTATATTACCCAAAAAGTAACTCAGGTAACAAATATATGCCATACGGGTTAAAATACCAAACACAATTTTCCAGCGTTTCAGATGACAATAATCCGTCACGGGATTATATACTTCAGTTCCTGTTTAAAGACTATTCCGGGGAGGTTGCCACGCTTACAGGAGGCGGAACTACAGTAATACAACGGTGTACGGTTGACGAACCGAACGCAGCCATTAAAGGGCAGTCGCTGGATATACGGCTTATAAACGAAGGCAATATCCCGATAAGTTCATTTCAGTCTGAAGATGATGACGGGGTGCAGGTTAAATTACTGGACGAGAATAATAATATCCTGTTCATCGGGTACCTGGTGCAAGATGACTTCTATGAAGGCATGGTAGATTTCGGTCATGAGATTACCCTGTCAGCAACTGACAGCCTTGGCCTGCTGAAAGGCGTAATACTTTCCGATGCCGATGTACGGCGCTCATTCTATGCGGTACGCCGGACAAACGGAGTTGATACCGTTATTTATGTTTATGTAGCTTCAACGGCCTTCTACTCGCAGGCAGGTGATACGATCGAAATAGGTGGAGGCACATACATAATTGATACCGCAGTAAAAGAAGATACCGTTATATCATCCATTGGTTATAACTGGACAATAACAGTAACTACTTCAACGGGGGGTATTGCTTACGGGGATGAAACGATTTATTTAACAGGTGAGATTAACCTACTGCAACGTAATAGCTTATTATCAATTATCGCCTGCTGCCTGGGACAAACAAACCTACCACTTGTTCTTAATATATTCCTGAATATTTACGAATACAGGCAGGATAATACATTAAGCACACTTGACCAGACGCTGATTGACAGCCAGACATTC